CAGTGCTACTGCACAGATGAGAGAGAAGTTACTTGATGGAGTTAGAGACACTGCAAACCTTGGTGTATCTGGTGTGTTTAGAGAGTTATGTATATGTACCCCACAATCAGGAGACAGCGTATATAATACTTTGCAAGACGAAGATGGCTTTAAATGTGTTATCCTACCATCAGAGTACCCTGAAGACCTAGGTGTCTATGAAGGAAAGCTAGCACCTCATATAGAACGCATAACTAAAAAACAACCAGAACTTGTAGGCTTAAACACTGATAAGAGACAAGACATGGCTCATCTAATGCAACAAAAGGTAAAAGGTAAAGCTAGATATAAACTACAATACATGCTTGATACTACACTATCAGATGTAGAGAAGTATCCATTAAAACTTGCTGACTTAATAGTAATGGATTTAGACTCTGAGAAAGCTCCTACTCACATAGAGTATGGCTCAGAGAAAAGATTAACACTATATGATATTAAGCACTCAGGATTTAGAGGAGACTTCATATATCAACCAAGATACTTCAATGAGCAGAGAGAAGCATATGAGGGTATAGCTATGTTTATTGACCCTTCAGGTAGAGGTACAGATGAAACTACCTATTGTGTTACAGCTCACTTAGGTGGTAAGATATTTGTACTAGCATTAGCTGGAGTTAAAGGTGGATACAACCTAGATACATTAACACTATTAGCAAACAAAGCTAAAGAGTACAAGGTAAATATAATACAGATAGAATCTAACTTTGGAGATGGGGCATTTGCTGAGTTATTAAAGCCTGTAGTTAAGCCTATACATCATTGTATGATAGAAGATGTTAGAGCTACCACTCAAAAAGAAACACGTATTATAAATACACTAGAACCTGTAATGATGCAACATAGACTAGTAATAAACAAACAAGTACTGATACAAGACCAAGATAAGAAAGATGACTATAAGTTTACTTTTCAGTTAACACACATAACAAACATTAGTGGCTCATTAAAACATGATGACCTTGTGGATGTGCTTGAGATGGGAGTTAAATATTGGCAGGTAACTATGGCTAGGGACCAAGGAGAAGAAGTTAAGAGACACAGAGAAGCTCTTATAGATAAAGAACTAGAAGCTCATATGTCTCTGTTTGGATTACACCAAAGTGTAAGTAATGTTATGGATTCTTGGTAGAATCATCTGCATAGCTATCGAATATCTCTTGTTGTTTCTTAGCATGAGCATTTAAGATAGCATCTCTTTCTTCAAACTTATCTTTAAGCATCTCATCTATAAGCTTAGTAGCATCAGGAATATCTCCCTTAACAACCTTGCCTTGCTTGTTTGTTTTGATAAGCTTCTTGGAGTTACAATCACACACAATCTCTTCAGCTAATCTAATTACTCTATCGAATAACTCTTGACCTATTTCCTCAACAAGAATGGATACCATTATCTGCTCTACATTACGTTCATAAGGCAAAGCATTTACGCTCTTATTGTTGTATGCCAACTTAAGCATTGTACCCATTCTAACATAGCTACAATCAACTAGTGCATCTAGTCTTTCTGCTGTAGTATTAGCATCAAAAAATTCCTTAACCTCTTCACCATACATAGCCATCTCTAGCTCTCTATCATACTTAAAACCATTTCTAATCTTATTGAAATCATATACTTCTTTTAACATTTGTTTTCCTTTTTATTTACTATATTTAGATTCTTTAATAGTATCTATGATACTAGAACCAAACTCATTTACTGGTATCAATCTAAACTTAACAGTCTTGCCTATTGCTAAGTTATCAATTAATACATTCCTAATGTGTGTATCATAGACTAGCTTCATCTCTCCAGTATCACTATGTTCGATACCTCCAAATGTAACTATAACACTATCTATTTCTTCCTCTGTAAGCTTATCTAAAAAGACCTTATATCTATTTGGTTTAGCTCTATAGTTACAATCAATCCAATTCCAATCAGGAAGACCATTAAGGTCTCTCCATCCATCTGTTGTTTCTATCTGTATTTGCTTACCAGATACACTCTGTTGCATTACGCTTATCATCTCTCTTGTACTAATCATTATCTTTCTCCATTTCTTTCTGCAACTCAAACATTAAGTTAACAATCATATGTGCTTTATGGCTACATCCAGTCTCATCATCCTTAACATTCTTATTGAACATATGTCTAAGTATTGCACTATCTAAATCTTCATCTGGTACTTGTCTCCATGATTTAGCTAATGGATATTTCTTCTTACCATACTCTCTAACCCTAGATACTTCTTCTAATGCTAAGCTGAACTCAATTAGATTACCTAATGGTACTTTACCTATCGTTTGTTTTATGTTCTGGTCTTTATCAGTATCTCTATTCATTAAGTTCTTATTGCTATAGTGTCTACCATCAGAACATTTGGTTATCTCTGGTAAATCATCCTTACATGAACATGGTTCACGTCTACATATATTACATCCCATTTAAATTCCTCTCTCTCAGTTCGCTGAGCATCTTTTCTGCTTCATAGTAGTCATAGTATTCCTCTACACTATTAAAGCCTTCTAGGTCTACCTCAGGTGTCTTCTTGCCTAGATATACATTTGACCATTCATTGTATGCTTTCATGTATGATGATTCCTTAATTAATAAGATACCATGTTCCATTACTGGATACCACATACCATAAGCCATATAAGTACCCAATGCACCTACTGAACCAATACCAGTCTGTTCTATGATTAATCTAGCTTGTTCTGAATCACTCATGTTATGGTTGATTTGTATCTCATAATAGTTTACATGATTCTCATTCCACATCTTAAGCTTATTGTCTCTCTTCCCTAGCAATAGAGTTTCATTATAATACTTTACATTATTAAAATCTTCTATGTAATCAGTATTCTTATATTTATGCGTGAACTGTACAACAGCACCATCTTGTATCTCATACTTCTCCATTAGCATCTCTTTAGTTATCCAACTATTCATTCATTTTATCCTTTATAGCTAGAAGTAAGAACTTTATATATCTTAACCTCTTCAGTCTATCAACCCTAACACCATCTCTATTTATTCTATCGTCATAATTACTTATAACTTCATCTATATCATAAGAGTTCATTACTCTTAATGACTCTCCTTTGTTTCCATACTTATCAATAGTATCAATATATACATGAGCATCTTTTCTCTTTATCTCTTTATTAATCTGTAGTGTTTGCATAAGCTTAGTAGCATCCATAGGTTCAAGATAATCATTAGCTTCCTTCTTAGTAAACCTCATTATTTCTCCTCATAGATAAATTCTGTGAACATATATTTATGGTCTTCAGGTAGCTGTTTATAAATCTCATAAGCTAAATCTCGTATTTCCCAAAGAGCTGCTTTATTAGTTCTAAGTGCTAAGAAATTCTGTAAGCTTCTCATGTTGATAGTCCATACTAAGCTAGTCTTATATGCTTCTGGTAAAGAGTACTTAGCCTTATCATTAGATACTCCGTTAGATATAGATACTCTTAGACCCTCTAATCCTCTCACTAATGCATCATCTACAATACCAACACCTGTAGTAACTATGTATTTATATGCTCTATCTCTCTGCTCTTTTAGTATATTATAGTTTCCTCCATTCTGATATGACACAAAACCTTTTTCTTCCTTTAGTTCCTTAAGTGTATACCTAGTAGACTTGACTGACATACTTGCATGTCTATGTCTAGCTAACTCTTGTAGACAAGCTCTACTAATACCATCTATATCAAATGTATAATTAATGTGTTCAAGTGTACTAGCATGTTTATTCTTATTGCCTACTCTATGCATGAGCTCTTTATCTTTAGTGCCTACAACTACGTCTGTAGCGTGTTCTATGTTTACAAGTGACAAGTCTACTCCACTTATGTCATCTTCTCCAAATCCCTGTGCTATAGTGCATGTGGTGTCACTTTTATCTTCACTACTCCAACATTTACGAATAGCCCTAGAAGCTATCCAGAGTGGTGTATTATGTATTAATTCTATTTTCATTACATTCTTCCTTCACATATTAAATTTGATTTCTGTATAGCTAATCTTGTAGCTAAGTTATGCCTCTTTGGTATACTAGCTAATTCCATAAACCTATTAGCTAATGCTCTACTATTATTATCAAACTGAGTTACCTCTGTGTTTGTATAATCCTCTTTTGCTTTACATTGAGCTATAGAGTTTATAACTCCTTGCATCTTCTTATCACTACAGTACATACCTTGATGAGGGTTAGATGATATTCTATCCCATAACATCTGTATGATTTCACTAGTTGAACTAACTATTGGAGCATCTTCATTTATAAGCTCTCTTCTAGTAGTATCCCACGCTTCTATAACGCTATCGTTTATCTTAATGTACTCTTTACTAGCTTTTCTTATTGAAGAGCCTTTAACACACTTTAAATGCTGTTTCCTTATATGTTTATATATACTGTTGTTTAACTTAACAACTCTTGGAGATGGTTTATCTACCCATCTAAGAACTGATAGTATCATTATGTATATAGTCAATGCTTGTTCTTTATCCGTCATCTAACCTTCCTTTAAATAGGTACACTATCGGATTTGAACCGACCCATACGAGTTACCGCTGCTCTACCCGACTGAGCTAAGTGTACACATACTGTGACAGCTAGAAGTTATCTAGCTTAGTCATAGCCTTCTGTTCTTATCCTTTATCCTACTATTGGTTTAAATGTAATTAACACTAACCAAACTACTACCATAGCTAATGGTATCCATGCTATTAAATCACTCATCTTGTACCTACATATAATATCACTAATGTATATGCTAACAGCCATAAGAATAATCCTATAGCTAAACATTCTACGTTGAAGAACCTACATACTGCTTTCCAGTGTTTAATCATTTGCTACTCTCAGTAACTAATTTAAAACCTTGTCTATGAGCTTTTATATAATCTTCTCTTTTATACACCCATCTATATGTTACGTGTTGTTCTGTATCTCTTTTCAGTCTTACTGGAAAATTTAAAGGCTCATCATACCAATACTGTTTGATTGGTGTTAGATTATAATAGGTATTTGTACTTTTTCCATCACTATCCCACTTCTCAGCTTGTATCCCTTCATCAGTCATTAGCCAACCAATTAACCATCCATCAACTTCTTTAAGAATTTCTCCATTAAGTAATGGTCTCTCAAAACCTCTTTCGTTAAAGGTATCTAGTTTAGATTCGCGGTAACCATCTTGCTTACTTAGATACTCGTCTATTTCTTTGTCCATTTCTGCATTCACTTCTATGGTAGGTATAGTCATCTTAGATACAATATTATCTGCATCCAAACTATTATCCATAGTGGTATCAGTATCGCCACTAGGTCTATCGTTTTCATCTTTTCTCCTATCTATAAACCAATACACTTCAGATGCAATAACGTCCGATACAGAAACCATTGACAGTTCTGCTATTTCTTCTAGCTTCTTTAGCACCTTTTTATCTATGTGTATTTTGATTTCTTTTGTTTCTTCTATTTGCATGGCATAATTCCTATTGTGATAGCTAGTATAATTGATATTACAAAAAATATCTGCATATATTTATGAGTTCTAATATGGTCTTTCTTCTCTTTATTCAATAAATCCGCTAGTTTACATTCTGTTCTTGATTCAAACTCATCAAAAGCTCTGTCTGTAGCTTCATTCAGCCATGACAAAACACTTGCAGGATAGTTCTCAGCATTATATGCTTTTTGTTCTTCTCTAGTCATTTGTTCTCCCATAATTTACATATATCGCTATCATTTACAAAATCAGCACAAAGTCTAGCATCTCCATTGACGCAAACATCATCAAGATACCATTTGCAGTTGGTGCAGTTTCTTTCTTCATACATTGTTATAGTATCGTGCAACATCTCAGCTATCACTTTCTTATCATTAATCATATATGCTTCTATAACGGATTCTTTAGTCATCATCTGTTACTCCTCACAAAAGCTAGGTAAAGTGCCTACAAAAGGCTCAATACTACAACCTCTCATATCCTGCTCTCCATACCTCATAAGTATAGGACTTTGCCATACACAGTCTATTTTCATATTAAAGAAGCACCATTCCCCTTCTTTAGGAGTCCATGGTCTAAAATCTTTAGCTAGTACATAATACGGTTCATCAACTAATGATATTACGTTATCTTCTACGCTATATACTTGAAACAGAGTGTCTTCATCATCAAGAACCCAGTCTCCTACTTTAAAAGTACTCATAGTCTCTCCAAAAAGTTCATGATTTTCGTAAATGTTTCCAATTACTTCTGCTTGGTTAAAATGTACAGCAAGTATATAGGAATCTCTGGTAGATACTTCATATCCAGCCATTGACTCATAGTACTTAACTTCACCGATTTCCTTACTTAGTCTAAGTATGTCTGATTCATAAATCTCAACACCGTTTTTATCTTTAAGTCCTGTGTATTGCATAAGTGCATAATTATTTTTATGTGTTACTACAAATTGTAAAAAGTCATCCTCGAGTTTTATAAAGTGCATTTGCCCGCTAAAATCATCTACAGATGTGTAACCTTTCATTTCATTTTTATTTTCCCAAGCTCTAAACTTAATCTCTCTCATCTATTTCTCCTTATAACATTTTAGTTTGACATATAGCCTCATATCTATTGTATCTAGCTTCTCAAAGGCATGAGTAAAGCCATACCAGTAACTCCAAAATAATCTACACACTAGATTAAGTCTTCTGCATCTAGAGTGTGATTGTACTTAATATGTAGAATCTTAAGTACATTAATGGCTGCTATAGCTTCCTCAAATTCACTACTGAAGTACTCACAGAAGTAATCGTAATCGTCTTCTAGTCTATAATCTAATCTAGCTTCCTCTTCCTCTTGTCTTCTTTGGTTGTATGAATCTATCCTCATCTCTTGATATAGTTCTTCTTTAGTCATATTAGTCTCCTGATTTAATCTTACCTATCTGTGGTAAGTGTGGCATCTTTATGTTATGCTCTATCTTGACTGAAGGTTCATTCTTCTTCAACCATTCATCTATCATCTTCTTGTCTCTTTCATCTCTTTCTTCTTGAGTCATATACATACCTAATATACAGTATCTGCTAATACTTTATTTTCTCTAAGTTGTGTTCTATGCTTTTCTTTAGCATCATTACAATTCTCTATGATTGCTGTTATCTCTCCAAATGGTAAACCAGTTGTTAAATGTATATGGTATGGATTCTTATTATCTAACCATAACTTTCTTACCATCTCTATATTATTTTTCTTACTCATCTGTATTCCCTTCTTAATTCTTCTTTTAATGCATCTAATACATTATCAAAATATACTCCACCAATATTGCTATTGATATACTCATCATTAAACAAAGCTGCTACTCTAAACAGATGTTTAACCTCAAGAAATGTTAATGCTCTATTGGTATTAGCTACATCTATTATCTCTCTCTTTTCAATAGTTAATCCTTTGGAGTTCTTGCTAGAACCACAATAGTGTTTCCAATCTCTCTTCTCTCTAAGGAATATTTCCTTCTTTTTTCTATTTCTATTTTTAGGCAATACCACTCTGTCAAACAGATTCTTTTTACCTATGTATTTAGAACCATCAGTATAAGTTATCTCATAGATGAATCCATAAGCTTCTGGATAGTCTAATAGTTCAAACTCACAATCCTTTTCTCTATCAATCCACTTTGTCATTTCTTTCTTCTTTAGAAATCATATAGGACAACATACCTCTCATTGTTCTACCATTCTGCTTAGCTAATAGCTGCAATCTCTTATGTAGGTCTTCTGGTACACTAATGTGTTTCTCTTTCTTTGTCTCATTCATATTTATCCTTTACATATAATCAATATATTTATTCATTACCATCTTGATAGTATCTTCTTTATCTAATACTGATGGACATACTAACCTCATATCACTAACTCTATATACATGATATATCTTACTTGCTTTACCTGCATAGTCTTTCTTTACTATATAAAATACTTCATCTAATACAATGAAGCTATTGGCTTTCGTAAGCCTCTTTATAGGTTCAGTCAAGTATTTATCCACCTGAACTATAACTTTGCTGTCTAGGCTATCAGAATCAACTGATATACCTATCCTAGAGTTATCACTAAGTAGATTAAAACGCGATTTCTTCATCATCCTCTTCTTCAGTCTCTTCAACTTCAGGAGCTTCTAGCTTAACTCTCTTTATTCCTTTATCGCTCGATAAGAATGCTATCTTAGACTTCATTTGAGTGCCTTCAGTAACTTGCGAAGCTATCTCTTGAGCTGATAAACCATCTTTACTAAACACAGACTCTAACTCTTTCTTGTAAAGTACATCTCCATTCTGATTAGTCTTCAACCTTGATTTGATAGTCTCTCCATCCTCATATTCGTACTGCTCCTCCAATCTAATACCTATGTTAAGCTCTTTACCAACTAAATCTACTAATGTATCTGCTTCAACTGTAATGTCCTTACCAAACTTCTTATACTTAATAGTTTCCTCTTTAAGGTTAAGTTCTGATAGCTTAGGAGCTTTACCAACTAAGATGTAATACAACTGAACAAACATCTTATAAGATGGTAATGTAACTGTCTTACCACCCATCTGACAAGTAGTTACTAACTTACCTTTCTTGCTAGATACTATATATAATTCAATATCTATCTTGTTAGCTCCACCAAACATTAAGTCTAGCTTGATACCACCTTTCTTAGTCTCTGATAAGAATGCTTTCTCAATAGTAGTTGGATAGACACCACCTTCATTTATAAAGCTACTACCACCTGATTTTAAATCATCCTTACTAACCTCTTCACTTACTGTAACTACTTCTTGTAATAAACTTCTTATACTCATTTTAATTCCTTCATAATTATAATTTTCTTCAAGGCAATGTCCTATACAAAAACACATAAGCTATTTACTTATCTGAACCATCTGAATCTGTTGTAGCTAATCCTAATGCTGACTGCAATCCATAGCGTCTCATGTAAGTACAGTTAACTCCAAACATCTGAACCAAGCTATTCATCTTAGTCTTCTCTGTAGGCATAAATACCTCTCCAGTAATGTATCCACCACCTTCATGCATAAGTATTGTCTTAACACCTGTAAGCAATACATTATCAACAATCTTAGATAGATTAACCTGAGTAACTGCTATACCATGCTTAGATGTAATCTTACTTGATGTTAACAACACTGCTGCTATGTCTGCATAGCTGTAATTATGAGCAGAAGTACCTTTATGTACTGCTGTAAACTCTCCTTGACATTTAGCTAATGCACCAGCTAATCCACCAATGTCTCCACCTATTTCTGTTTCTCCACTAATAATTTGAGGTTCAGATTTTACACTATTCATCTTCTTAACTTCCTTAATAGGTTCAAATAACTCACTCATCTTCTCTCTAGTGTACGTAACACCATTAACTATATAACTACCGTCTGTTTGCTTATCAGCATCCGTAGCTACTCCTGTAGCCTTTATTCTAACTCTCATTTTATCTCCTATGATAATAAGTCTAATAACTCATCGTGACTTAAGTCCCTATCTAAAGCATCTGCTTCATCTAATGTTTCTGTTTCCTCATCTGTAGGCTTAGTTACAGAATAGTAATCAACTCCTTTCCTAGATATAGTCTTAAACAAGTATCCTCTTTCACTAGCTAACTCTCTAGCTAAATCTATATATTCTCCAACCTTCTTAGTCCAAGTACTATTTATAAAACTATATGAAAGCATATGACTTGAAGTAACTGGCTTCTCTTCCTCTAGTATCTTGTCAAGTAGTCTTTCATGTATAGGTTTAATCTTTCTAAGTTCAGCAAGAACCTTACTAGACTCTTGAATAACTTCAAAAGCTTCACTCATATGCCTATCAGTTATTTCATCAAGTTCTTCAAAGAATGCATATATAGCAGCTAGCTTAGCTGTCTTAAACATTCTCTCAGACATATCAGATTTAACTGCTGGAGCTAATCCTCTGTTATCAAGTATATAGTTATCTCCATCAGCTTTAATAGTAGCCCATGCATACATAGCTTTCTTGCTCATTGTAATAGTCTTCTTAAGATTAGAAGATGTAATCAATGACTTAATAAATTCTCTGTCTGGTTTCCTCTTCTCAATGATTGCTTCACTAGCTTCCATCTCGTTAACAATGTCATCAGCTGTTCTTCTCTCTGGTGTACTATTGTCATCAATGAATATCATTCTTCTGGCATAGCCTTCATCTAACATCTTTATGAATGCTGACTCTACATTATCTCCTTCAAACAATCTAACCTTATTACCAAAGCAATACAGATTAGTACACATACCACTAACACTAATAGCATCAGGGTCTGTTCTCTTTGCTGTAGGTATATACAATCCATTATCATATGGACTTAACAACAATTCAAACACTTCAGCTTTAGAAGTAATTGCATTACCTATCTCATCAATACTGATTGATATACCACCAAACCCTACAATGCTATAAGACTCAGCGTAAGCTAACAATCCTGATTCAGTAGTAGAACCTATTGACTTAACCCAATTATGTAGTGGTCTTTCATTCTCTTCAGTCTCTAGCCTATCTAATGCTTTCCTCTTGAACTTAGGATACACTTCACTTCCTATATACTCAAAAGCATCTTTAAAGTAGAAGTTATCTGCTAACCCTAATGATGTTCCTTTTCCTGCTCCACTATTTAATAATGTCAACTGATATATGTTTGCTGGAGTCTTACCAAAGCCAGACTTAGTGTCTAGCTGAATACTCAAGTTAGCACATATTTGAGCCATACGATAATTCATGACGGCTACCGCTGTACTCAATGGAATACTTGGCTTAGCAGTCATGATATCTTTAGCTCCCTTCAAACAAAACTTATTTAGTTTCTCTTCATCCATTAGTCTCCCCTATTTATAATCTCATCCTGATATGCAGTCCTTAGTCCAAGAAACTGTTTATCTTTTCTTTCTATAGCTTTATCTTGTTGAGATAATTGTTTATTCAACATATCTATATGTTCCATTAGACTAGCTACTGTACCATTAGCTATACCTAGTTTTTCTTTTAGTTCTTTCTTCTTCATATATAATTCCTAACATACTTAACAGCTTGCATAAATGTAATACCTTCTAACTCCATCAAGATGTGAAACACATCCCCTGACATATCATCAGAACCATAATCCTTGACATAACCTGACTCATACACCTTAGCACTAAAAGTATTCTCATCTTCTCTAAGCCTACACTTACCTATAGAGTTAAACTCTACACCTATACTCTCTAACACATCTATAACTACTTCTTTAGTTATCTGTTCCTTAACCATCTCAACACTAAACCCATAGCTATTAGATAATAAGTCTGGGTCTATCTTCTTAGCTTCTCTCTCTAGTCTCTCTTGTTCTATCTGTTGCTTAGCTATCAATCCTATCTTATGTAGGTCTAATGACTTACCATCATTCTTTATAATCATAGCATTGTCATTACCCAAGAAGCTAGCAGTCTTAGTTAGCGTTTGAGTATCATTAAACGGTGCTAGAAGCTCTAAAGTTCTGAAGTAGACCAAATCATCGTCTGGAATGTTTATAGCCTTTATAACTGCTCTAAACCTATCTGTAATGACTCCTTTCTTTTCCTTCATGTGATTCTTAGTAGTTCCTAGTATATAAGTGTACTTACTGAACATCTTTTGAAACTTATGTATACTCATTCCGTTGTCTATATCCAAACATAAACAATTCTGTTTAGACCTATCAAAGTTGACACCTGTCTTGCATCCATTCCTCCATGCATAACATGAATATTGTATACTAGAGTCACTCATAGGCTTATGCATATCTTCCCAGTTAACCATCTTGTTATGCCAACCCTTTAAAGTTGAAGTATAGTTATCTGTTACTTTACCCTTTAGTTTAATATATGATAAGTTAATCATTCATCTACTCCTACAAACCTATAACTAATAGGTTTCATCTTTCTAGCTGTAATCCTCAATGCTTCTAGTAACAATTCATTACCTTCACACATTTCATACATATGATTCTTGAAGTCATCATCTTTATTCTCTACAGACTTAACAACCTTATCATTAACTATAACCTCAGTTAGTTCCTTACTAAGCCTCACGTCCATTAGAATATATAACTTAATCCCATGCCTATTAAACCTATAAAGCCTAATATAATAGCTCCGTTTATTACTAGGATTATTAATCCTCCTATGAAATTACCCATTACTTCTCCTTTGTTTATTTTTTTTTATGTCTGCCTTCATGCGGTAGCATGAACCTAATTGGACAACATCTCCAACTCTTCTCTAGTTAAGCTTGTATCCGCTTTCTTTGTTTCCACTATAGGAGTATGCG